TTCATCGTTGGGTGCTTAACCAATCGGTGAATGACTATCATATCGTCACTTCTATTTAAAAACGGCTTACCACCTTCTACGTGTGCTTTTAATGGCGGCTTTAAATGTCCCTCGTATGTATGATTAATTGGATAAATCATTGAAGTACGCCCGCTTTCGCTTGTTGGGTGTGTTGAAATATAGATAGTTTTTCCCGTTTGATTACAAAATTGTCTAGTATTATTTAAAAATTCGTAATTATCTGAGTGAGTCATTCCCCTATCCAAGCCCGTAAAAGGGTCAATAAATCCTATACTGCAATCAGTCGAGCCTATAATATCAAGCATATCTTTTGGTTTATACATCTTTAAATTATCCACAAATTGAAAGTAATATTCGAGTGTAACTTCTGCTGAACGTAATTCTGAATAACTCAAATCTGAGAATCTTTTGCCAGTGTACATCTGAATTAAATCTCGCATTATTTGACCGCTTGAATTTTCACCCGCCCAAATAGTTATGTGTAAACCTTCATTTATTGCTAGGCAAAGAAAATACCATTCCATAAAGTAAGTTTTTCCTACGTTATCATGTCCTAAAACTATGTTAAGTTGTTTAGTCTTAAATCGAATATAGTCATCTAATATGCAGCCTATACCCAAACCTTGTGCTATTTTACCCTCCTTAAAATCATTTAAGTATTGTGTTGCGTGTCCTGTCTTTAAAATCATTTTCCGTAGTTTGCTGCTTCCGCAAGTTTGCGATTAATATTTTCTACTAGAATGTCATCAGGTTTCGTATTAATTTTTGTAACGTTTGAATATTTATCTAAGGTTTCAGCTCTACTAAAAAACTCTGGAGTGCAATATTGGTAATTTAGTTCTTTATGATAATCATTCATTTTGCAGTTGTTGATTGCGTGCATTATTTGGTCTTTTGTATAACCTTCTTTTAAACGAGCTTCATAACTTGAACGTACTTTTTTATTAATCAATTTGAAATCTCTACTAAATTCTCTATTCAACGTCTCAAGCAACGCTTGATAATCTATTTTATTTATTACATTAACAGTTACAGTATCATTTACAGTTACATTAACAGTTGAATTTGTTGAGCTTTGTTGAACAAAATCAACATTTGTTAAATTTGTTGAGCTTTGTTGACTTTCTTTTAATAATCTTCTAGCTTCTGCACTTGCTTTTCCTGCGGTGCTTCTAACACCTTTGGTTGCTAACCACTTTATTAAATCACGTTTCATCTGTAATTTAATAGGCTCAAAAGCAAGTAAAACTAAAGGGTCGTTATTGATTGGATTCTCATCATTAACGTATGCAAAAATATGTTTTAATAGTATTCCTGCCTTATCATCTGGCAGCATTTCAATAATTGAACGTTGGTCTGAATACAAAACGAATGATTTTTTATCTACAGCCATTATTTAAATATTAACTTTGTATTTAACTATAACAAGACCTGTTTTATCAATTCTTAATTCTTGAAATACAAACTCAAAAATACCATTCATATATTCAATTGATATTGATTCAGTATAAGAGTCTAAATTATAGACAATACTTTCTAATTCTGATAAAATTGAAAATGGTTTATCAATTCCTACGTGAAAAAACTCTTTCAAGTTTATTACAATAATTCTTTTTTTCATAAGTAATAATTTTATAAAATGCAAAAAGCCCCTATCTTCAAAGTGTGCAGACTTCTCAGATAAGAGCTTAAATAGTTTCTTTATGTTCCTGCACGAACGTGTACAAATATACAATATTTATTTAGTAATTCGTCTTTTCCTAAAAATAATTGTTGACACGCTTTTTTCCTTTGAACGGTAACCTATTGCGTGGATAAATTCGTGCGTTATTTTGGCGTTTTGGCTTGATTTAAGAAACGAAACAGTGTCAAAGGTAAATACATCTATACCTTTCATTATGTTCACTCTTTCGCCTTGCAAATGACCGTGATATTCGTACATTGAAAGCCTAATATCTGCAGGAAAATTGATGAGCTGAACTTCTAAAGTCCGGTAGCGGTTGATTTCTCGTCTTAATGTTCTCATTTTACTAGTTATTATCTTCGTAATTAACTGATTTTACCTTTACTCTGGCACTTCTAAAATTATTTATTCTGCGGATAGTTGACAAGGGGCGTTTAGTGTAAACAATAGTTACCTTCTCGCAATTGTTGAGCTGAGCTTCAATGCTGCGAATGTTCCATAAGAAGATTTCGTCTTTTTGCTGTATAAAATTATCGTACATTTTTAAAGCGTTAATAATTGTCGCGTGGTTTTTACCAAATATTTGACCTATTGCAGCCAAAGAAAGTTTAGTATTTTTTCTAACAAAATTATAAGCTGCTGCTCTTTGATAAACAATTTCTCTTTGTCGTGTTTGTTTCAAAATGCCGTTGCGCTCGCAAATGTAAACCACCTTTTTTAAATCAATTTGTTTCATCTGTAATATCTTTAAATTGTTCATCTAACCACCCTAAAAACGCTCTTTGTATATCGTTTTGTTGAATTATCGTTTCCTTATCTGCTATATCCATAAAATGCTTGTCCTGATTTCTTATCGTTCTCACTACTTCATTTTGTAGCTGTTTCGCCTTGAATCTGAACGGAAAATCTTCAAGTTTATCGGCAACGCTTGGAAGTATTGACATTATAACGGTTAGGTTAAATTGTTCTTTTGTCATTTCGCTACTTGTTGGTTAATAACTTCTAAATAATCAAGGTAAAGAGTAACATTGAATGAGCCGCCCTTGTCATTCTCGGACTTTTGACCTCTCCAGTGGCGAACCATCTGCGCAAGGTTTGGCGTTAATTTTATAAATGTATTTATTTTAGTTTTCATCGTTCCGCTATTTTTGTTATTACTCTAATTTTTTGTGAATCTTCCAGGTCGTAATCTTCAACTACTTCTAAAATCTCGGTTAAATTCTTTTCTAAAAATGCAACCTTTTTAGCACATTCACGTTCATTTGTCAAGTCGTTAACTAATACTTCTATTGATCGTTCTAATTGCTTAGATGGGTTGCTTTCGTATGCTTCAATCATTATGCACAATGTGACTAATGTGTCTTTTAATTCTTTCATAACATTCTAATTTGTGATTTAACATCTCTCCAATAAATTGCTCTTTCGTAATTCTGTGCCTGGACCATTTCTGTACGTATATTTTCAGCTGCAATCAATGCGCATTGTTTTGTATAATTCAATGTATAATGGTGTTCGCCTCTTTGAACTAAAATCTGAAAAATATTATCAACTAATTCTTTTGCTTTTTCTTTTGGTGTCATAATTCTTCTATTTCTTGTTTAACTTCATCCCAGTATCTTAAATCATCAAACAAAACTATATTTGATATTTCATCAACTGCAATTAATGCACATTGTTTAGCCTCTAAACTTACAATTAATCCAATATCTGAAAATTGTAATACTAATTCTTTTGCTTTTTCTTTTGGTGTCATAATTCTAAAATTTGTGCTAATGTTTTTTGATAACTATATTTTAAACGTTTAATTCCTGATTCAACTATTTCAGTATCTTTTAAAGTGAACCCGTTTGCCCCTGCTAGACGATTGTACGCATTCATAGTGTTTAAACGTTCAATCATACCTTCGTACATATTTAAATAGTCTGAGGCTTTTAAATGAAGTGTTTGTATTTTTTCTAACATATCAATTATTTAAGTATTGTGAAATTTTATCCTTTAATTCTCCTTCAAAATGTTCCATAATCAAGGTAACATCACCGCCCTTATGTTCTACTTTTAGGATTTCGATAACTTCTGGCGTTCCGAAATTGTTATCCTCGTCAATTGCTGCTAAGTAGTTGAACTCAATATTAAATTCAACCTCTTTAAATTCAATAGTTACATTCATAATTTCTTAAATTAATTCGATTGGTAAATCATTGTGATTAATTATATCATTTGCCAATGATGCTTGTGCTTCTTCTTGAGTCACATAATATCTTCCTAAATTATTCTCATCATTGTAATCATCATCAAATGCTGCATCAATAGCCATTGTGTTATTTGTTGATACCTTATAAGTTACATTATCAAATTCAATTGAAACTTCAAATCTTCCGTAACCTGTTTGTTTTTTTCTTAATGTGTTTAAAATTGCTTTCATAATGTTTTGTTTTTCGTTTGTGTCTTACAAATATATATAAACTTTTCTTTTATATAACAATAAATCAAGAAATAAGTTGAAAAATACGTAGAACTACGTAGATAAACTAAGTAGAACTACGTAGAAAAGTGCATTAAAATAGTAGATTAGAATTTTCTTCGTAAGGTAAATAAGAAGTTTTACCGTTCTTTTTTATTGCAATTAACGCTTGTTTTCGATTCCTACCTTTTTTATAAGATATGTGAAACCAACTTGCTTTGCCGTTTATCGGAAATTCTGCAATCATTTGGTCAAACACAACATTTTCAATTATCCAATCGAATAACTCTTTATCGTGCAAATCAACGTCCATCGCCTCACCTTTGCAATGCTGGCTTGAAACAGCTCCTCCAATGCGAGAATTAACGCGTAATGAACGAAAACCTGACGAGATGTTTATAGGTCGTTTGATGTGTTCTCTAATAGGCTCGAATACATTTTCACACAATTGTATTGCGGCTTCTTTTTCAGTAAATCCCATCTTATTAGATATACCGTGTTTCACAGCCGTAGATGAACGCTCGAATTCTTCAATGGTGACGTGTTTCGATAGTATCATTTTACTACTTTTTGTGCGTGAAATAATGCCTTGCCGCCAAATATAGCAGCACCAACTGATAATAAAGTGATGCCAAGCGGAGCGGTTACAACACCCAATGTTAAAATAGTTGCACAGGCAACACCGATAGCCGTTGCAATTTTACCTTTTTTTCTATCCGATAAAGGCGTTCTGTTTTTTATTCGTTCGATTAAATTCATACTTTTTTTATTTTTATGGTTAATTTTTCTGGAATTACAGCAAATAAATGTGAAGGAGATTCCGTTTTATTTTCGCTTTTTTGTTGGTTACGGATTTCGTACATCCTATCACTCCAGCAATCTTCAAGTTTCGTTTCTAAGTTACCTACTCGTATAGTAGTAATCGAGAGCCAAGCGCATAACACTCCAGTTACTCCATATTTTTTGGTTAATTCTGCTATTTCATTCATTCTATCTTATGGTTTCAGCTTCAAAGTTAATAAAAAGTACGTTGACTCTTGAATTTATCCGCTACTTTACATTTTAAAACCGCCTTTCTGCTGAAATCTTTGTACTCAATTTCGGGACTTTCGCTTACAATAACAGGCAAATCTAAATATCTATAAGAATGATTGTGAGCGTTGTAATCTGAGATGAATAACTCATTTTCTGATATAAAAAACAGCTCCAATAGTGGGCGTAAAATACATTCGTTCTCAGGGTCTGTTATAATTTCGTAGTCGTTAAGATTTTCTCTAATTACACGCTTCATTTCTCGGTTGTCGTAAATGATATTATCTATTGCCATATTAGGTTGTCTATTGCCTAAATAACCGTAAAATCTGTGTGTACTTTCCACGTTTGAATTTGTGAAATCTATTCCGTCAATCGTTTGTTTACCGTTGAATATAGCACGCACTCTAGCCGTTTTAAGAGCGTTATGTATGCTATAAGGTAATAGTTTATAATCACCCCATAATAACGTCCCTGATAAGCCCGAAATGCTATATTCAATAGCAAGTGTATAGTTGCCTTGACCGTATGTAGTTAGAATTTCGTTCCAATCACACGTAGCATAGAAAGCATTGATTTCGTTTGGGAAAGTATTTATTTCGAATGTGCCTAAAACATTAGCATCGCAGTCTAATATCTGAAATTCTGCGGTATCTGCATCCGAAGATAGTTTTATCCAAAAAGACGTAAGGTCATTTTTCCAACTTTCCGCACTTGAGCCTAATACAAGTTGCTCACAACAGCAATCTTTAATGCCTCTATCTTGTTCAGTGAATGATTGCGGAAGTTTAATAGCGATGTATTCACGAAATATACGGTCTTCAATACCACAATTTAAGATTATCGGTATACAATCAGCAGTCGTAAATTCGTCAAATATTGCTCCCATTTGAGTCCATACGGGCATACTTCCCAAAGGCGGACAAGGCGGCTCAGAATCTTTCCAAGACGTTGCAACTGGAAAAGCAGGATAACCTAAGCCTCCATAAGTAACTTCCCATTGACCACCTCCCGTTGGATTATAATACAGATAATAATCAACAGCTAAATAAGTCCAAGTGTAGTAATTCTCACTGTTATAAGTGCCTGCAATATCTAATTCTACAACTGTAGAAGTTAGCTCGTCACGGAGTCGAAATTCAATACGTATACATTCGCACGCCATAATTATAATATTTTAGTTGTTTCTTTTGGTAAATATTCTATTCTTGGAAGTTCTTTTACCCATTGAATATCGCATTGTTCAACTTCTTCAAGTGAAATAATCCAAATATCATTAATATCTTTAATCGGATTGAAGTAAGAATCTTTTCGAAATTCAACGCCTTTCAATTGTTCGGCTTGTTTGGGTGTTAATTGTGCTACCATTATCTGCTTAAAGATGTGTTAAAAGTTGTTACAGCTATATTCAAATTAGTTATTTCAGTAGCTATAAATGTGTTAGCTATAAAACAAAATGAATAATTTCCAATTGAAGAGGCACCACCAGCAGGGTCAGTTGCCCCAATCGTTAGTATTTTAACTGGCAAAACGGGTAAACCTGCAACATTTAAAATCCGTGTTGAATTTTTATAGCCTTCTGTATTTGTTGTAGTTCTATTTGTAATGTAAAATGCTGCTGTGGTTGGCGAGTTTACCAAAGAATATCCGTGACCAAACATATAATAACAATCATTTGTTCCATAAGTTGCGATTCCAAAACCGCCAGCTCCAGCGCCCATTTGATAAGTATTTCCAAAATTAGAATTTCTCATGTAAACACCGAAAGAACCATTTATAGTAGTAAATTGAGTATTTACATAAAAAAAAGTATTTGCTGTTGTATTCGTTCCATTTCCAGTTATTCCATTGCTATTATGAGTCCATCCTCCGTTAAATACTAGCCTAAATGCAGCATCCGTATCTAAAGGATTTTTTAAGTTATATTTATGAGTTGTAGCAGTTCCTCCAACAAATGGATATAATGCTTTAAATTTAGTCCAAATAGAATAACCTTTTAAATCTAAAACAAGTTGATTAATAGCATTTTGTTGGATAGGGTCAGTTATTCCTGCTGCTGTTATGAAGGCTTGCGCATCGGGGTCAAACGATGAAAACGCCCATACTAAAGTACTGCCTATTCTAACCTCGTTAACTTGAACGCTGCCAATTTTACAATTTGCTATTGCTGTGCTGCCTATCTTCATTATACGATAAAATATATTGTATTTGCGTTTGGAGTTAATGCTGCATATTCTACTGCTGTAACCGTTCTAACAGCATTCGTTGTATAAGTTGCGCTTATATTTTTAGCTATTCTATTATCAAATGAAGTCCAATCCGTTGTACTTAAAGCACCTCGTTTAGTTGCGCTTGCTGTTGGTAAATTGAAAGTATGCGTATCTGTTGCCGAGTTAATTGCAAAGTCTGTTCCTGCCGTTCCAACGGCAAGGTATTGCGTTTGCTTAGTCAAGCCATTAATCGAAGATACACCACTTGAAAAGCTAGTTATTATTTGGCAAAGATGTGAATCTTGCGTGTGATTAATTATTGTTCGCCCCAAAACAGAATCAACTATGTACACTCTTAACGCTATTCTGTCAGTTGTTAACATAGCTGTCAAAGGTACTGCAACCGAAGTCAAATACAAATCAATTGCCGTTCCACTGGTTATGCTTTCGGGAGCCGCTGAGTTATTCGCTATCGTTGTAAATGTTGCCCCGTCATATTTTAATATTTCTATGTAAAATTTAGGCACTCCTCCCGAAGAACTAGCACTAAAATACATTTCAAAGTTCCAATTTCCTCCAGGAATTTCAGTAACATTTGGGTCACTAACATCTGTAAGCCATTGACTAATTAAACCGTTACCCGCCAAAGAGAAATCTACACCCGTTCCAATTACAGCTGTTTTACTCATCTGATAGTAAGTTGCTACACTGGCAGCAGTACCACCATTTAAGTAATAATTTACACTATTTCCACCACCTCCACTCGTTGGAAAGGTTGCAAGTGTTCCGTCACCTCGAATGTATTGATTAGCTAAACCCGCAGCCGTTAATGTAAGCGTGCCTGTTCCATCGGTTGGGCTTCCACCAACGATAAACGCAGCAGGAGCGGTCAAACTTATCGAAATGCCTGACAACATAGCAGCCTTAATTGTTGAGCCTAATATCTTTGCCGTTTGATAAACTAAGCCGTCCCAATAATCGATGTCGTAGTAATCATCATCACCGTAAACAAAACGTTCTAAAGGGTATTCGTGTATTTTTTGATTTGCCATAATTACGCTATAATTTTATTGTCGTCATCAGTTGTCAATTTGTCTAAATCCGTTGTAGTGATTTTAAACATTGGAGATTCAAGCGAACACCCTTTTATTTTAGTTGTAAATTTAACACCGTTTGAAAGGTTAATTAAATCGGGGTTGAAAAAACACTCCATTTTAGCAAGTGTTGGAGTCGGAAAAGTAAGTTTACATTTTGTTTCACTAACTAAAGGAATGAGCGGATTGCTTGGATTGTTGTCGTAATCAATAACCGTACTTGAAATAAATCGAGGGTTGCTTTCCGTTGGTTCCACTGTTATCATTCCCCAGGTTACAGCATCGTCCCAAACCTCGCCACTAATCAAAGAGTGAGTTGCAATAACACGCATTAATTGACCCTCTGTAACGATGCCTACATTCGTATTAGTTGCATCAATGTACAATTCTATGTTTTGAACAATTAAAGGCTCAGAATCGTAATCTTTATCGATAACCGTATCTTCAAAAATGTACGCCAATCCGTCTTTTACTAGCTCTATATTTAGTCTTAACTCCCAATCACCTAAGTTATTGAAGTTAAACCAATTTTTAGTTTGTTCGTTAGGGTAAAAATCAGCATCAGCATTCAACTGTTGTAGCCAATATTCCCAACGTAATAAGAACGGAAAATATACCTTAATACCATACTCGGTTAAAGTGTCGATTGTAGGGTCAAGAACAAGTGTAGCAATACGTTTGTTGCTTGTCGTTGGTAACGTGTTCTGAACGGTGTTAGATTGATTAATTACGTACTGCCCGCCTACAAATGGTATTGTAGATATATTAAAGAAACAAGTATTTAAATCAAAACTTTCAAGCGTTGTAGGGTTGTAAGCGACTATTCGATATTCCATTGAGTCGTAAGCAGCACCCTTTTCAAGTAAAAATTTACCACAAAATGCGAGGTCATCTTCCGTGTTTGCCTCATAAGTTAATGCAGAATCAACTGACTCTGTTGTGTTATCTGAATGGTCAATAAAGATGTTTTGAACAGGAATTAATGGTCCTCCTACCGGCGGAGATTTGCTCAGTTGGTCGTTAAATACTAATAAATTAAGATTTCCGAATTTTACCCATAACTTAAACAACCTATCGCCGTCTTCTAAGCCATCGAAGAAAGTTGTAAATGAAGCGTTCGGAGTGAAAGTAATTTTTAAAGTATTAATCGTTCCAACCGTAATAATCGAATCTAAAGTTAACGTATAATTTGCGCCAAATTCATTTGTTAAAGAAGGATAAGCCGTTGCAATAGTAGGAATAGTTGACCCTAAAACCATTGAAATTTCGCCTTGTGAGTAAGGTCGATTTTTATAATAGTCTACATTTATGGATTGATAAGCCGCACCGATTGCATAGTCAATACTCGCTGAGTCAACAATTACATCAAACGTTGTAGGCGAAGACCAATCTAAAACAGTTACACCTTGAACAAGTACAGCATCAACAACACCTGTATTATAAGGTTGGTCGAAATATCCAGTATTTCCTGACTCATTTAATAAAGATATTGATTTGGCAAAGGGTTCATCTGCTAAACTTGCCCACTCTAATTTAAGATAAGTTTTTAAACATTCAGCAGTGAAAAACCAATCGGGGTTTCTTATTCCACTTTGTAAATATTCTAATTCAAGTAAAAAAGACCGCTCCAAAGAACCATCTTCAAGCACGTTATCAGCTTGTCTAGTCAGCTCACTACTTGTTAAATATTGACCCGATTTATTAATAATTTCAATTCCTGTAATTGTCGAACCAACTGCAAGTATATCTGTACCTTCAAACTTCATCCTTGTGCTTTCGCCGTCAATAAGTGAAAAAGGCATTCCAGCAGTTGAATTCAACACGTGATTAAGTGACGCTTCCAAAGTTGAACGCATACGATAAGTGGCGTAAACAACAAAGAATTGTTGTGCTGTATTATCATACCAATAAGGTATACTTGATAGTTGAATAATCGTGTCATCAACGTATAATACTGAGGTTGTCCAGCTATAAATTGAAGTACTCGATACGTCATAAACGTTGCAAGTTACGTTGTCACCAGGTCTGAAACCCTCTTCAATCCAACTTTGGGAACTCGATGTAATTTGATTTGTGATCGCATCTAAAAATAATGGATTTGTAAGTGATGAAAATCGAATTGTAGCACGCAATGTTAACGCAAGCTGAACTTTATCACCTGCATTCATTCTGTAAAATCCTAACGAATTTCCGAATATATCAGTATAAGTTTTGTTAAATATTTGTACTGGCATATTTGTTTTGGATTTCGTTTAGTGCTAATATATTTCCGTCTTTTGCTGCTTTTAATGCTGCGTTTATATCGTTTTGAATAGGCAAAACTGCCTGTTGTTCTTCCACGTTTAGGTTTTTCAACAAATTTTTGTTTAAATCAAGAAGTTTTTTAAGCGAATCACTCAAATTTTTATTCAATTCTTTAAATTGTTCTTCCATATTAAGAGTTAATTGTTAAAGTTGTCACCATTCCAGCTGCATAATTATCAGGTATTCTGTACGTAATCGTTGCAAGGCTCTTTTCATCTATCCATTCAAGTTGAAGAATCTCACAATTAACTCCGTCAATCTCTGCATAATTATTATTTAGCAAAGTTACGAAATCCTCTTCCATAATTCGCAATCTTACTGAACTTTTAATTTTCCAACTGTTTAGTTGAATTTGATTTATGTAGTGGTATTTGTCCCATAACGATTTTGCGCTAACATAATTCTTGAAATTTGCGGGTTGTTTTCCTGCAACAGTATAAAGTAATTTAGTAACCGAAAAGAAGTTTTGACTAATAATCATTATACCCACTCTCGCATCAATTTTAGCCGCTAAATTTGTTCCACCTCCAAACATTCCACTCACTTCGTCTATTAATTCAAACAAAGTCTTCGCTTGCTTTTCAAGCCAATTTAAGGAGTCTTTTCTTTGTCCTAAGGCAAATGGTGGCGAAACGTCTTGAAGTCCCTTAATCGTTACTAAATCAGCGTTAACAATGTTTACGGGTTCAGTTGAAAACTCGGCGTCGTGAATATCGTATAATTCATCCATTGTGTTTAAATCCATTGAATCCAAATTATAATGAATGTAGTAACGCTTCCAAACGTCCTCAGAATTATAGCTGAATTCATCTTGTCTATCTGCTTGAATAACCATAGCAGGAATAACGTTCATAGAAGTAACATCCTGCCAAAAATCCCGACGTTCTATTTGTACAACTCCATTTACGACCTTAGTACGTGCGTTAAATGTCGTTTCAATAGCCGTTATAAGACTTCCCAACGTGCTCACGGTATCGCTTGAACTTGGTACACCCTTGTTAAATGGAGCAACCAAATCATCTGAAATAAATTTAAATATTCCTTTACGACCTCTAACCAAAGGAACAGGAATAATAGTAAAATTTGTACTTGATAATAGAGTTGAATCTAACGTAAATCCTAAATATTCACATCCTTTTTCGATTAAATCTTTTACTTTGCACCCTAATAAATATCGAACTTTAGGAAAAATAAGGTTAAACAATTGAAGACCTAAATTAGTAATCGCAATTAATAACCCTGCAATATATATCACTTGTGCTAATATGTTAAGCACGTAGGATATAATGTCGCCTAATCCAATTACGGGACCAGACGCACCAACGGAAGGTGTGCCCGCCTGAACGCCTTCAGATACCGTTGTCGCTAAGTCTTTGATTGCAGAAATTAACGCCTGAGTCATTGAATAAAGACCCAACGCTAAACTAATCGCCAACTCCGCCTGATTGTCCTTTACAACGATGTACGGCACTTTGAATCTAGGAAAAACAACTCCTTTTTTAAGCATTAATTCAAAGGATGTACCATTCGCATCTTCAAAGAATTTATCTGCTGATTGTCTTCTTAGAATTTTTAACTCACATTCGTAACTGCGGAAAATTGGCGCACTAGTTAAATCAACATAATAGTTCAAACTTATACCGTTTGCCATCTGAACTCTATAAGGAATTCCCTCAAATAGTCCAAGCGTTGCGATATGGTCTTTTACAATTCCATACGCTTCACGGGGCAAAATTATAGTGTCTACATTGATTTTTAACACTTCGGGGTTGTCTGTAAAGTCGGAAATTACTCCGATTTCTTCACGGTTGCGAGGCGTTATTTCAATCTCATTTAAAAAGTGTCTCATCTTCTAACTTTGTATCTATTATAAGTAGTTGTATTTCCTTGCTTGGTGCTTTTTACGATTTCCATAACTGACTGTGTAATTTCGCCTATTCCGATGTTCGTTTCGGGCTTCATTTTAATAGCATTTGTAAGCTCATCAATTTTACCAACAAGTATTGCCGTGTCAAACGAGCTACCTATCTGACTATTTGAGCGTATTATTTTACCGTTTTGGTATTCATTCGCCATCTTCGCAAGTGCCTCATTACTTAATCCACCGATTTGTTCATTCAAACTCTTCGGAACTACTCGTTCGTTCGGGTGTAATATTGCGTGAAATCCGCCTTTACCATCTATTCCGTTACCGTTCTTCCCAGTGTCCTCCGTACCATCGTGAAACGTAGGTAAACTTGCGATAAATTGCTGCAATAACATTGTATCTTTTATAGTGTCTAGTAAAGGGTGTTCAGAACCTCCCGCTACTTTAGCATTATAAGTTGAATAAACCGATTCAGCTAACTTAATTCTTTGCTGTTTTTTAAGTTCTTTTGCCTTTTGTGCATTCGCTTCATTTATGATTTTCTGCTGTTCTGCGAGACTTTCTTTTGCGTTAATGTTACCATTTGCTGCAAGCGTTTGAAGTGTCGTGTATTGCGTGTTTGCCGCTGCTATCTCCTTATCAATTTGCTCTATCTTTTTGTTTGATTGTGCAATAAAGAAATCTGTCGCCGCCTTGACTAAATCGTCTTGTGTTTTTTGATTTTTCTGTTGTTGAGCTAATAAAGCCGCTTCATCTTTTGCCTTTTTATCCGCTGCATCTGACTCCTCTTTTGCGCGCTTTTGTGCTAAATCATATTCCTGGCGTTGCTCGTCTATTATTTCTTCTTCTAATCTTCGCGCTTCGGCATCCTTTTCAATCTGTAAATCAATAGCATCTAATGCCTCTTTTTCTGAAACCTCACGTGCATACTGCTGTTCAGCTCTTAATTCTTGAAGTGCAATTTCATCTTCAATAGCTTTGTTTAAATCTTTGGTTTTATCTGTTTGCTCCTTTAATTTATCTGAATTTTTAGCTCTATCATCTGTATTTTCTTGAATCTTTTCATCAATAGCTAAATTATTAAGAGATTTTTTTTGAGCGTATAGTTTAGATAATACTTCATTTGACTGTCTTAACTCTTCTTGTGCTGCTTCAAATCTTGCAATAACTTGAATTTGTTCTTTTGAACGGAAAACAGACATTGTCTCCATTGCGGCATCATAGTATTTTTTTAAGCCTTTTAATGTTTTCTTTGCTTTTTCCTTTTCCTCTATTTCCCATTGCATCTCAACTTTTATACGTGTTAATCTACCTTCTTTTAAGAATTTTAATTCTTGTTCATATTGCTCTTTTGTTAATTTACCTTGTGATTTTTTTAAGTCTAAATTACGCTTGTTTTTTTCATAATCTTCATCAATTATTTTGTTTAATGAATCTCCAAATTTCTGACCATCTGAAATAGCATCATTCAATCCCTTTTGCGCTCTCGCTGCATCATCTGCACCCGAAGCCATTTTATAAAAGGCCAATCCTAATTCAACGACAACAGCTATAATTGCCATCCAAGGAACAGCCGTCATTGCCTTGCCAGCTTTGGAAACGCCCTCTCCCGCTACTTTTGCACCCTCTCCCGCTTGTTTTCCTGCCTTGAACACGTCCATCATTCCACTTGCAACGGTCTTTAAACCGCCCGTAGTGACGAAATTAACAGCTTGAATAGATTTCTGAACAACCATGTAAGCACTCCATGCAATCGCTGCTTTACCAACAACTGAAATTATTGTGCTTAGGTTTTTAGCAATAAAACTTAAACCATCAACTAAAATAGCACTTGTACCCTCACCACTTGAAAGGCTTAATACTAAAGCGTTCCAACTTTCTTTTAATTCATTAAAGGCAAATGATAAGGTTTTTGTTCTATCCTCGGCCTGCTTGCTCGCTGTGCCTTGTGCGCTCATTCCTTTAGTTAATTCCTTAACTCGGTCTGTATTCGCTATTAAATTTGTCGCTGAAACAGTATTTTCCATACCAAAGACTTTTACCATTGCGGCATTATCTTTTAATAATGGTTTTAATAATGCTAATTTATCAGCCATTGAAGTAGCAGGATTCTTCAAATCTTCAAACGATATTCCTAATGCTTGTAATCGTTCTTGTGCTTCTCTTGGTAAAGCATCAGGAGCGGAAATCTTTAACATTACATTTCTTAATGCTGTTCCTGCCTCTGCTCCTTTAAGACCTTTTTCCGCAAGCGTTTCAATTAACGCAACAGATTCCTCAACTGAAACATTGGAGGATTTTGCTACGGCTCCAAATTTTAATAAAGCATCTGTAACTTGCGGTATTTCCGCACTTCCTAATAATGCTCCATTTGCTAAGGCATCAATAAACTGACCCGCTTTTTCAGCAGGCGCACCAAATTGGTTCATCGCATCTGTTAAAGCAGTAGCAGCATCTGGCAAAGTCATTCCACTTGCTTGACTCAAAGTAATTGCAGATTGAGTAACTGCATCTAAAGCCTTTGCATTTGCTAATAATTCGGGTTTTGCCGAACCGATTAACTTATAAGCCTCAATAACCGCACCCGCTCCACCTTGAACGCCTTTACCCATTTCAATGGCTTGCTGCTTATAAAAAGCAAGGTCTTTACCTCCAGCTCCAGTAATGGATACTAAATCTGCTATTTTTTGGTCAAATTCAACTATTGTTTGTCCGGCTCCTTTTACAATCGAACCAATACCAAACGCAAGTCCAAGTTGCCCTAAGCCATTTCTTAACCTATCAACTCCTTTAGTATAATTACCTACATTTCTGAAATTATCCCCTACTGTGCCGTCAATTTTCTTAAGCTGTGCATCACCTTCCTTTGCTGCAACAGTTACTGTTTTGTAAGTTTTTGCGAGGTCTCTATATTCCTTTGAGTTTTTGCGCCCGTTTTGTTCCAAATGTAGCATTTCAGCAGCCAACATTTTAGATTCATTTTTAAGGTCACGCGTAGAATTGGATAGTTGTTTGTAAGCGTTAGACTCATCAACAGCGGCTTTTGCTGCCTTTTCAGTCGCTTTCGCTTTATCGTTTTCCGTCTTTGCAATAGTGTTATTTGTACGTATTGTTTCCTGAGCTAACTTTTGTTTCTTAATTTCAACTTCAATAAGAGCCTTATCAGCTGCAATTACTTCCTTTTTGGCTTGTCCGACAACCTTATCAACAGCAACGGCATCTTTTTGCGCTTTAGTAGCCTTTTTAGTAGCAGTAACAAAGTTGTTTATACCTTTAGTATTGCCAAAATCAGCTCCACCAATATCCTTTTTTAGATTTTCAGCGGTTTTCTTTAATGCAGCATCAATTTCAGTAAACTTTTTTATTGTTTCCTCAGCACTTGCTTTTATACCTTTAAATATATCCTCCTCTTGAAATATATCACTTGCGCTTATTTTCTTTGCCATATTCTTCTATCAAATTAAAATATTCCTTTGTTGTAATTGCTTTAACATTTATCCAACTTCCTAACCATTTACTCAAATGAATTAATGATTGTTCGATTGTCACTCCACTACCTTTATTATTCAACATAGCGTCTAAATTCGCTATTTGCATCTCTATTTCTGTCAATTTAAACCGTTCACGTGTCACAATAAAGTCAACTTCTAACAACGCTTTTTTCTTCATAGCGTTTAACAGCTTTTTGTACATATCTGATAGTCCATATTCAGCAATATAACTATCATAAATCCTTTGCCACGCTTCAATGTCTTCTTGTTCTGTGCCGTTTTTATCTCTTCTAACAAACTCTAATTCATTCGAGGTGCATTTTATCCAATTAAATAACGGAAGTTCGTCAATAGCCTCGTAATAATCTGAGGCTTTCGGTATAGTATTTTTCTTTGAGTTCTTTGATAAGTTTGATTTTACTCTCGTCAGTAAGCCCAAGAATTTTATCCGTAAATCTTTCAAGTAAATCCGTACCATCGTCTTTTATTCCGTCTGCATTAATAATTATCCCATCAGGCAAAACCTCCATCATAAATGATTTATAGAAGTCTCCGCTATCTTTTAAAGTGTAAGGTGTATTTGCTACCTTTTCTGGGTTAAATTCCATCTGTGTACGCAATGAATAAACACCGATAACCTGGTCATCTTCGTTCACACCTTGCTCGAATAGTTGGTCAATACGTATAAAATCGAGAACTTTTGTCTTGAATTTCATATCTGAAAACACGTAAAACCATATTTCACGCTGTGAAAGTGCCTTACTTCGCTCCATCAAATCACCCAAAACAGTATCCATTAATCCCATTGATACAAAGTTACAATAAAAAAAGGGTGCAACCGTAGCCACACCCTAATTTATCCTTTCTAAAGATAGTTATCACTTCTTAGTTGAACGCTTTTTACCGCCTTTATTCGCCAATTCAAACGCTACCTTTACCACATTGGGCTTGATATGTTTGAACAACAAATAAGCGTCTTTTAACGATTTGTCAGTCAATTGCTCAACTGCAAATTGTGCATTACCTACTTGAACGTACATTACACCTCAGTATAAGATACTTCACCGTCAAATCCTGCCTTAGAAACGCTTAAAAGCATTGCATCACCAGTTCCAGGAGTTGTATAAGTAGCAACATATTCTCCGATAGTACTCAAACTTTCAGTAACCGTTAAAGGCGTTACAATAACTCCATTAGCCGTTAACTTCCAATCAATTGACAAAGCACCGCTGTATGAAATCGGGTTTAAAGCCGTTCCATAATCTAAAGCCGCTGTGAACGTCAAAGAACCTGCAGCAATAGTAACAGCTGTTAAATTCACATCAATAAGACCTGTTAAATCATTGAAATTAATTCCTGCCTCAGTTGGCGTAATCATATACATTGTAGACTCATCGAATAAACGGTCGAAGTCAAATCCTAACATAATTTTTTGCGTAGTTGAATCTGTAGCAAATGTGAATGTTGGGTTAAATGAAGGGTTATCAACAGCAATAGGGTACAAAGAATCACCTACTTTTGAACCTACTAAATTACCGTTAATATCAACGATATAAACACCGAAATCTACACAACGATTGTTTTGTAATTTTCCAAGCAATGTAGGCGTTGAATCATCTGCCCATAATTCACCTGCAAAACTTCTTTTACCTTGACGTAAAAATACCATTCTACCACTGTTTGCCTCTTCAAATTGAGAATCAGCTTTAGGCATTTCAACATTTTCAAAGTTTGGAAGTGGAAACCATCTTTTAGTTGCATCTACTTCATTGATTAAATCCGCCCACGTTGGAAGTGGTGAAGTCAAATCTATAAAATTTGCTGTTCCATCAGCCCCAAACAATGGAACCATTATTAACTTACTTGTTACGCTCTGAAGTGGAACACAATTTGGTCTCCCAGTGTTGCTTAAGCCGCTTGCGCAATTACATCCTATACTCATAATTTTTGTTTTTTTAATTAATTAACATTTACAATTTTCCTTATACTTTGTGAGCGTTATTCTTAACTCCACCCCTGATAAATTTGCGTCTAAAATGTTCTGAAACATTCCGTTGTCTTGTTCAACACCGAACCTCGTAAATTCGATAATCTCCCAGTCTTCAATGGTTTTAAAATTTCTATTTCTATTTATGGTCTCAATAAACTCTTTCGCTAGTTGTTCCATTGGATAAACAACTTGCGTAATGTGGTCCGCAGTGTAATAATTAGCTACATCGGTCTCATCTAAGAAAAATATTCTCACTGAACTTTCAATGTCAATAGTGCTTTCACGCCCAAATTGTTTATAATTCAAAGAACCAAGCAGCCAAATAATTGGCGTTTTAGCCGTGACATCGTTACTTAAGATAGTCCATTCTCTGTTAGTTGCCTTTTTAGTTCCGTGAATAAAAAACGGTCGTGGTAAATAAATTACACCGTCTAAACCTATCAAATCTCGATTCTCAGTTACTAAATAATTATTCTCATCAATTTCAGTGATTAAAAACTCGTCACTATTTAAATCAGTAACTGTTTTCCCAACACGCGCCCATTTAGTATTACAACTTAATGTTTTATCAACATCAAATGTTCCATCAATAGTTGAATCCATCTGAGAAACAACATTGCCAATAATAGTTGATAGTTCATTAATCATATCCAGTATGCTGTTTGTTTCTGAAATCCGTTAAAAGTGTTAAAATGACCCTTCCCGATATACGTTACCGTAAACGTTCCAAGTCCATCACCACCCGTAACCGTTACCACTTCATTAAGTTGATAATTGCTGCCTGCTGCGTTAACTGTTCCTGACTCGATTAAACTACCATCTGTTAGAATATCGAGCGTCAACCCACTACCAAACGTAGCAGTTGTTGGAACGTTCAAAGCATCTACATAAGTACTTCCTGCATTCAATAACTCAACTGTGACCGCTTGACCCGTTATAGCATTCATATTCACTTGTATGTAAGTTTGAATAGCTCTATAACTTCTAATAGCTTCGTTATAACGGGCGTAAATCATTGAATACAGCGTGCTAACGGGCTCCGAATTCTCACTAATTGGTCGAACATTTCCGTAAGGAGTCATTTGATTAATTAAATCTTTCGAGTATTCAAAGTAAATGAAGCCTTTCAACATCTCTTTTATACCGTCCGAAATTATCAACTGTCGAAACGTTAAATTCTCATAGAACGGATTGAACACCTTTATAAAATTAGGCGATTGAGGCACGTTTGCCAACAAGTCATCTGCAAATTCAGTGTATAAATTAGCCCCGAATAATTCAATTAAATAGCGCTTTTCGTACTTGTCTATGTAGTCCTGCAATTTAACAGTGTCATACATACCAGTACTTAATTGATATTTGCCCGTGAAATCAGAAATAGTTACAATCATTACTTATTTTTTTAGTTTTCCGAAACCTCTCTTTAGAAATTGCTTAAGCATCTCACCGCTAATTTTGAATAAAACGCCCTTCGGCAAGTGTTTCGATTCTCCGTTACCTTCAAATTCATAAATCACTTTGTCATCAAATTCAATCGTTGCGTGAACACCATCAGCATCCTTTTCATAATGCACATCAATAATTCGAGTATCAAGGTCAATTTCTGTTCCTTCAATATCTCTTTTCACTGTTATTTCGGCATCGTTCACGTTTAATTTAACGTTTAAATCCTTTTTTTTACGAGTTTTCTTTTCCATTGTGCAAATTTAAAAGGGGGGCTAAGAACTCAACCCCCGTTATTTTTTAATTATGGTGCAACTTCTAATGCAGCAATTGCAGTAGCGATGTTTCCGTCAACGAATGCAGGATAATCGTTCTCCTTAACATATTGAACCAAACGTGCCTCAGCAAGGATAGTAACCATATTACGTTGGAAATCGTCATTTACATAACCTACTTGTACGTTCATAGCCTCACGCATTCTAACGTTTGACTTAGTGAAATCACCTACCAAGAAAGTACCAGCAACCATATTAGTTGTAGAAACAACGATAAGATTAGCTACTCTATTAACGTCCATCAAGAACATAGGGTAAGTATACTCACCTGTAG